GCCGTCTGGCAGTACACCAGCACCCCGATCGACATGAACGCATTCAAGGGCACGCCAGCACAGCTGGCTGCACTAATCAATGGGACCGCTGGTCCCGTATCATCTGGAGCAGAAGTGAACCTGACCGACACCGTAACCTTCTCCCCTGCGGTTCTTCAGCAGATGCCTGACCTTGGCCCTGAGGGCTTCGGTGGAAGCACCAGCCTGGAGACTGTGTGGACGTGGACCGCGGCTCGTGTGGCTGAGATCCTTAACGTCGTACGCACGCTACAGAACGAGGTAGCGACACTCAAGGCTGGTGGCGCTGTAGCTGGTGCGCCAACCGCTCAGCAGAACGCTGCTGAGACCCTAGCTGAGCTGAAGGCTCGTCTGTAATGAAGCGCCTTCTACCTAAGTTCACTCTGCACGACGTGCAGACTGCTGCCATCATCTTCGGAATGGCCTTCATCGGCACCCTTCTAAAGGGTGGTTCTGTGAGCAAGTCTCTGCTCATCTCCGCAGTAGGCGCCGGTGTCGGTGCTCTACTTCACACCTATCTGGGAAAGGGAGCCTAATGTCCGGCTTCGATGATCTCAATTTTACAACCACTGCTACGCTGACCGCAGCGTACACGGTAACTGCGAATGACTACGTGATCTTTTATGATCCAACCAATGCGTTTGCCATTACGCTGCCAGCTGCTAGTGCACTTCTCAAGGGACGAAACTATACCTTCGTCCAGACTGTCAGCAACGCTGGTCAGATGACTCTGAAGACTGCTGGTGGAACCATCAACGGTACTGCGGGTGGAACCGGTATTGCCGTAACCGCGTCTAAGATCGGCCAGTTCGACGTCTTCTGTGATGGCACCAACTGGTGGGGTGGAAACTCCACTGCTGGCCTGCTGTGAGAAATAGAAATAGCCCTTACTCTCGAAAGAGAGTAAGGGCATTCTTTGTTTTAGCAGGAGAGATGGCACCTGTTATTGTGCTGTCCACAGTGTGTAGTTGTCGTGAGTGGGTTGTGCCCTGTGGCACAACCCGAGCACCAGCAATATCCGCTCAGTTCACAACGGGAAGCAGAGACTGCTTCCCGCGAGGAAGCAATCCTAGATTGCATCCCGTTAGCTGCATGTGTAGTGGCAACCATTGCTGTGTTCCCAGCAATGGGTGAGGGTCTTACCGTCTGAATGGGCGCCGGATAGGCAGGACTGGCAATAGCAGGAGTTGGCACTAGAGCACCCAAACTGCATTCCATTCTGAAGAGGTGCATCCTTGGATGGGTCATACGGTGCTGCGTGCTTAGGACGTCGCTTCATTAAGCTGCCTTTTACATGCTGGATTTCCACAGCAGCTGGTTGTCAGGAGACACCAGCCGCACGTGCACTTGCACCCGGTAGCTTTCATGCCGCCTTCTTACACACCGTGTTTCCACAGCAGTTAGGTGTCATCAGACACGTCAGACAGTTACACTTGCAGTTGATTCCCTTGTATTGCTTCATAGATCCCCATCGAAGAATCGAACTCCGGTCAGCTGATTACTAAACAGCCGCTCTACCATTGAGCTATGCCCACAGCTCCCCGCCAAGGTATCGAACCTCGTCCGCTTGGTTCAGAGCCAAGCGTGCTGCCTTTACACCAACAGGGATCGTACTACGTCAGACGTACGGGATTCGAACCCGCGCCTACTACCTTGACAGGGTAGCGCTCTAGCCTCCAAGCTAACGCCCGTTGAAGTGCAATGGGCTTTCCAACCATAAGGTTCACAACCAGTGATCTCAAGCCTGAGAACCCATCTAGTGACCGGCGAGGTTGGCATTGCACTAGCTGACATAGCAGGATTCGAACCTGCATCTTGGTGATTAACAGTCACCCGCTTTTCCAGTTAAGCTATACGCCATAGTCGGCATTGCCTATCTGCTTCGTCGCGCCAATAGGTTGCCGATGTTCATAAGCAGTCCGCCCCTTATGGGGACGGTCCGTGATTGCCGACGTCTCTCGGTCAGATACTAGTGCGCACGTTCTCTGATTGCTCTGCTTACTACAAACAAGGTCTATCGGACTCGAACCGATACCTCTCAGTTTTGGAGACTGATGCTCTTGCCATTAAGCTAAGACCTAGTACTCGGTGAGAGAATCGAACTCCCGTTAGCTGCGTGTAAAACAGCGGCCCTCCCATTGGACGAACCGAGCATTACAAGGGAACCAAGGCCTCAAGGCCACCCATCCTTGGCGATTAGCTTGTATCCCGAAGGCCTTTGATGGCTGGCAGCTCCGGGCCCTTGTCTGGATGGCTGGATTCGAACCAGCGAGTCTTCCGCTCCCAAAGCGGACGCCTTCCCAAACTTGGCTACACCCAGTTGTGTACTCCCCGTCAGATTCGAACTGACACTGTTCTGCTTCTAAGGCAGATGCCTCCTACCAATTGGGCTAGAGGAGCGCGGAAACCCGAGGAATCGAACCCTCTACAGTGTTACCTGATGACTGTTTTCTAGACAGCTTGCCACCATTGGCCTGGCTTCCATAGTATAAGCGGCCTTTTAAAGTCGTGCCTAGGACAATACCCGATTGGATACGGGCTCGCGGAAAGAGTAGGATTCGAACCTACGCAGGCTTTCACCTGACTTCGGGTTAGCAACCCGATGCATTACCACTCTGCCATCAATCCATTAAGCTATAGAGGTATGCGGGACCAGCCCTTGGGCAGGGCCCGACTTGTGGCGGTAGCCAGATTCGAACTGGCGTCTCCTGCTTATGAGACAGGCAAGGGACCTTGCTCCTCCATACCGCTATGGTTGTAGCTGGGCTGACATCAGCAGCCTGTACGACCTGAAACCGTAGCAGCTATTGAAACCATCTTACCACAAAATCTCTAGCTTGTCAAGTCAAACGTTCCGAACCGGCCCGCCAGTCCTGGAACCACCCCTAGTGTGTTCGTCTGCCTTGAACACTGTACCATACATCTCGGAGTTTGTCAACTCCGGCCCAGGAGCACCTGTCGGTGTATCCAGACGACTCTGAGGAAGCTGCTGGTTCCAGCCTTCAGGGTCTTGGCCCTTGATCTCAGGAGTCACTTGGACCTCCGGTCACCGCGCTTGTCAGTGAGGACCGTGTTGCCATTCGAGTCCTCCACTAGGCCACTATCCGTCCCTGAAGCAACTACTCGCCCCTTCGGGGCTTCCTCAGGCCTTCCCTGCGGGTAGTACGGCTCCCCTGGAGCCGGGATGTAGTCGTAACCAGTACGCTTGTTACCCATTAGTCCTCATCCCACAATCGTGCGTTGAGTTCGTCTAGCAAGCTGTCGTACAAACGCTTGGCGTGGAGCAGATCCTGCCAAAGATCTTCCAGATCCTCCGGAACTTCCTCTGGCTTAAACCATTCTACACCATCGTCGCCTTCCCATTCAAGCTTGGCCTTGATGGTTTCTCGATCATACCTTGACATACAGACTACCCCAGCTCTTGGAACCGATCTTAGCTTCAGCAGGGATGTCCAGGACACCCACGCTAGTACTCATGAGCCTCACCACATCGTGAACGTCTCCCAGTCCCTGAGGCAGGGAAAACAGGATCTCGTCGTGGATCGGAAGCCTCATGTAGTCCACATACCCTGCATCGTACAGCCTAATCATAGCATGGGCTGTCAAGTCACGACAACCCGACTGCACGTAGTAGTTCTGAGCTGCGTATTCGTGACCTTCGTCCACAGGAAGCCTACGGCCTGTCCAGGTAGTGATGTACCCGAATTCCTTGGCCTCCTTCTGGAGGCGCCTGTTGAAGGCCTGGATGCCCTTGTAGGTGGTCTTGTTGGCGCGCACCAGAGCGTCAGCGCTTTCCCAGTCCATGCCATACTTGGTCATCAGGGCCTTGACACCACCGCCGTAAGCCACGGTGAAGTTACCAGACTTGCCGAACTTGCGCATCTCCATGCCCCTACCGGGCCATGCAGCCTCAGCAGTCAGGAAGTGAAGGTCCTCACCGTTACGGAACGCCTGGATCATACGAGCATCCGGCGCCTTGGCAGCTGCGAACCTCAGCTCCTGCTGAGCGTAGTCAACCCCGACTATCACTTCGTTGATGTCGCTCACAAAGCACCCACGCACCAGACTGTCGCCACTGGGAAGGGTCTGCGCGGGTATCCCCGTAATAGAGAACCTGGCAGTCCTGGCACGAAGTGTGTTCGTGCTCGGGTGAACACGGGAAGCAGAGTCTGCCCCAGATAGAAACTTCTCGACCCACGTCGTACGCCACTTCCCAGCCTTCCTACCAGCCAGGATAGCTTCCGCCGCTGGCTCCAGCTCAGTCCCGTACAGGCTCTTCAGGAGCTTACCATCAACAGATGGATTGTCCTTATCTGTCCTCGGGACCAGAATGCCCTTGCTCTCCAGCCACTCGGCGATCTGCGGAGCCGAGTTGATGTTCCCGATGCCATAGCTGTACGCTATGTCCTTCTGACGTTCCTCTTCATCCCAGAAGTCGTCAGCCAGCTTCTGAGTGTACTCCACGTCGAGTAGGAAGCCCTTCGCATCCATGAGGGATGCGATCATAGCAACCTTATGATCATTCCTGGTCAGGTCGCTGGTAAGCTCCACCTGCTGAGAGAGGATCTTGAACAGCCGTGCCGTACCGATTGCGTCAGTACCAGCATACAGCAGGTACAGTTCGTTGTCAATAGGCATGTACCGGTACATGTCCTCGTTGGAGGTACCAACTCCCTTGGGGAGCAGCTTCTCACGACGAAGACGCATGAACTCAGCCTTCAACTCCTTCTGAAGCTTGTGGCACTCTGGCACGTAGTGAGCCAACAGCTTCTCTAGGGTCTGGCCGATGCCACCTTCCTCAGTTCCCCGAGGATCGATCTGGTGTGCTAGGATCCTAGTGTCACGAGTGCGTGACCACAGCTTCTGGATCAGCTTGCCCTTGGTGTTGTCCGCGTGGCGGGCGAACACCTGAATGTCGTAGGAGGCGTTGTGCATGACCAGCCTACGCTCGGAGAGGTAGACCAGCAGCCTGTCCAGGCTGCCGTAGAGTTCAACCGGATAGACGTAGGCCTCAGTCGGCGTAGCGATAGCCACTAGGCGAAGTCGATGATCCGGCGAGTAGATGTCGAGCCCCGTGGTCTCCGTGTCCACAGCCAGCGTATGCTGTCGCTCGATCCACTCGTACATGGTGATCAGGTCGTCGTGCCCTTCGGGCACCTTGATACTACCACCAGCGAGTATCCTCATGCAGCTCCTTAGTTAAGGGCTCTCGCCCTAGAGAGCCCTCTTAGTAACCTACTACAGCGGCCCCAAGGCCGCTTGTCAAGCTACCTTGTTCGGGAGCCACCAAGGCTCCCTCACTACCTAAAGCTCAAGTATAACGGATACTCTAACAGAACCACCTGGTGTTCGTCAACCCAGTCTCCTGGTGTTCGTGAGACCCCTGGCCACAGGGGGCTTGACAGCCTGTGCTACTGTGGTTGTATGGCTTACGGACACACTGACGAACAGTTCGACTACGACACCACACTCCTTGAGGAAGGCCGCTACCGTGAGTGGTTCTGGAACGGCCTGGAGGAGACGCAAGCCGTCTACCTGCGGCAACCTGCCCGAGTTGACAAAGTGGAGCAGGAACCTGTAGCCTATGATGGCTGGGAGTCGGGACAGCGCCGAAAGTGGGAACAAGATGCGGCCTGTGCTGGTAACGACCCCGAGATCTTCTTCAACAGTGGTAGCCAGCCCAAGGCTGCCTACCTGCGAGAAGATGCCAAGTGGCGGCAGTACTGCCCGCAGTGTCCTGTCATGGACACGTGTCTAGCTGTCGGTAGAGAGTCTGGGTCTGTGGGTATTTGGGGCGGCGTATATCGCACCTGGGTGCGTGGAACCAGTAACTTGAAAAACATTGAGGAAGTGGATGATCGAATTTCAACAGCCTAAGCACGTTAGTCATTCTGCAATCAACAGCTACCTGCGTTGCGGGAAGGCTTACGAACTTGGTAAGCTAGGTTTCACAGAGCCACCAGCCTGGTGGCTGCTTGGTGGAAGCGCAGTGCACAAGGCCACAGAAATGTGGGATAAGGGCGAGTGGGACGAAGCCCCGGAACTTGCATTCTACAAGGCATTCCAAGATGAGATTGTTCAAGCCGAGCAGTCCCACCCGAACCATGATGGATGGCGCAAGGCAGGCTATGGTGCTCGTGCCCAAGGCTACGAGCATTGGATGAAGCAGGGCCCGCAGTACGTGAAGCAGTGGGCTGATCGAGACTTCAATGGTGACTTGAAGTGGGTAGAGCTGGACGTTTCTACTACGCTGCCTTCTGGGTTGGAGATCAAGGCGTATATAGACCGCGTGAGCGTGTCTCGTGAAAACCTGACGATTGATCTCGTGGATATGAAGACGGGTTCCACCCGTCCGGATTCCGACCAGCAGCTTGGCATCTATAAGACTCTACTGATAGAGTACCTGAAGTACAAGCACGATTTGTTGTTTGTGGGCGAGTTTGATATCCGCGCCTTCAACTACATGTTCAAGGATGATGAGTTTTACGAGATGGACGTGTCCAACTGGGCACTAGACACTGTTGACAAGATGGCTCAGGAGTGGTATCGTGGACTTGAGTCCGGAGTTTTCCTCCCAAACCGAGGAAAGCAATGTGGCTCCTGCGGGGTATCAGGAGCCTGTTTTCTGGCCTCCGGAGATACAGAAGCAACTCGACAGTATGACAAGCTCAACCCCAACTTCAACGAAGGATAGCATGGTTGCGAAGAAGGTAGACGAAGAGCCGGATGCTTGGGTTGATCCCAAGGAGCCGGTTAGTGAGCGTGACGCTCTGACGGTCACGTTGAAGGCTGGTGGAGGCTACGATGCTCCCTGGCTTGTGTTCCATGCGAACGGGATCGCTGAGGCGATCGAGTGGCTTCAGCACGATGACCTTGAGGAGCTTCAGGACCTGGCTGCGCGCCGTGGCAAGGAGTTCGCGAAGGCCTTCGGTGGCCCTGCGGCTGCTTCTAAGGCTCCCGCAAGCTCTGGTGGTGGTTGGAGCAAGCCTAAGGCTTCTCAGTCCTCTGAGCGACCTGACGACACCTGCCCGCAGCACAACTGCGACCTGGAGTTCGTGGATGCGTTCACCAACCCCCGTACGCAGAAGACCACCAGCGCTCGTATGGCTTGCCCTGTCCCGAAGTGTTACAAGAAGACCTACTGGCTGAATGACGATGGTACCTGGACTCTGAAGGAGCAGTAAGCATGGCTTACGAGGACCAGTACGCGATCGATGTCATGGAGAAGAACGTCAGTGACGTTGCTGACGCTGTTCTTGGTCACAAGATCGTCAAGGCTGGCTGGGTTGACCGCGATCTTGGCGGGAAGTACAGCTGGTACAGCACTACCCAGTTCGAGATCGAACTGGACAATGGTACGAAGGTGTATCTGGCGAACACGGACGACTGTTGCGCCTACACTGAGCTGAACAACTTCCTGCTGAACGCTGACCTGGTTGATCACGTGATCATGGGCGTTGAGACGGACGGATACTTCAGCACCTGGCACATCTACGCGGACATGGGTGATGTTCTGGCCCTGGACGTATCGTGGTCGTCTGGAAACACTGGGTACTACGGGTTCGGATTCCACATTGAAGTGGTGGATGCGTGAGCTTTAAGCTCGCACGCGCTGTAAGGCGGGGGCTCACCAACGGTGAGCCTCTGCCCGATGTGTTCCGATCTCTTAAGGATCGAGGGATCAGGTTCTACCGTGGTGGAACCATTCTTGTAGGCGGCGTTCCTGGATCCATGAAAACGATGTTCATCGGACATCTGGTGGACACCATGAAGGTCCCCACTCTGTACGTCAGCAACGACACCAATGAGCTGGACATCATCTCGCGCTACCTCGCGAGGCGTACCAAGCAGGACTCGAACATCATGCGTACCAAGGCTCTGAAGGACCCTGAGTGGGCCTCTGAGAAGCTGGGCGATATGGACTGGGTCCGCTGGAACTTCAACGCCTCTCCGTCCCTTGAGGAGATCGAGGAAGAGCTGATGGCGTTTGAGGAGCTGTGGGGTGAGCATGCGCACCTGGTGGTCGTAGACATCCTCATGAAGGTGGACTACTACGAAGATGGGGGCGGATCCCTGGAAGGGATCGTGCGCTACTTGGACAAGCTAGCCCGTGATACTGGTGCTTGTATCATCATCGCCTGTCACACGTCCGAGAATGAAGACGGCCATCCCTGCCAGCCGCTGAAGGCGATCCTGAACAAGGTGTCGAAGCTCAGCACGCTGGTGCTGACCACTTCCTACGACGGGAACACCTTTCACCTGGCACCTGTGAAGAACCGTAACGGCTTCGCAGACTCCACCGGGTACACTAGTATCCAGTTCATCGTAGACCCGTCTACGGCCATCCTAGAGGAGATCGAGTGAGTGAGTAATGCCAACAAGCGACGCGGAAGCGACTTTGAGACAGCTGTTGTCGATTACCTGCGAACTCGAAACCAGAGTGCTGCGCGTATTGCGAGAACTGTCCCTGATGAAGGAGACGTTGTTCTTGGCGACACGGAGTCTGGACTCTTCGTCCTCCAGCTCAAAGCCAACAGGGACGCCAACACCTCAGCTTCACTGGGATCTAGGCTCGAAGCAGCTAGAAAGCAGCGAGATCAATACATGGCTGCCAGGAACCTTGAACAACGGCCTACGCCAGTCCTGGTCATAAAGCAACCCCGTAAGCCCATTGGTAAGGCCTTCGTGGTCTTGTACCTAGAGGATTTCATTGATGATGAAGAACTGGGCTGCTGATCGTTACGAGACTGGTCGTCCATGGGTGACAAAGGAACCAGCTTGCAGGCATTGCGGAGAGGCTAAGTGGATTTCTTACTTCCCGCACTCACCAGGAAGGATCAGAGAACATGACACCTGGCGAGAAGCCCTCGAATGGGCGCTTTCGTATCGAGCCTATTCTTGAGGAGTTCGGGGCGTCTATCACGCCCCGTTCTTCTAAGATCAACTGCCCGTTCCACGATGACCAGAACGCCAGTGGCTACATCCCGGAATCCAGGAAGTACTTCAAATGCCTTGCTTGTGGCGTCCAGGGGGACGCTGTGAGGCTCCTACACGACCAAGGAGGGTTGGGCTGGCGTGACGCTTACTCAAGATGCCAGGAGCTTGCTGGAGAGCCAGACGAGTCGGTACCAGCAGAACCTGTACGTAGCGGCCGAGTACCTGGACGGACGAGGGATTACCGAGGACACAGCCGTTTCGGCTCGACTGGGGGTAGTCGATGAGCAAGTACATGGAGATCCCGAAGCGGCCTTTCAGCGTCTCAGCATACCCTACATCACAAGGAGTGGAGTTGTCGATCTCCGCTTCAGATGCATCAGGGACCACGAATGTGGTGAGGTGAGCTGTGCCAAGTACCTTGGACGACCTGGCGCGACTCTTCGGCTATATGGTGTTGATGACCTGGTTTCCGCAGGAGACACCATCGTAGTTACTGAAGGAGAGCTGGACAGGCTCATTCTACACCAGCTTGGATACCCAGCAGTTGGGCTCCCAGGGGCCGAATCGTGGAAGCGACATTGGCACCGACTTTTTGAGGACTTTCAACGAGTGGTGGTATTCGGAGACGGCGATGCCGCTGGTGTTCGTTTCACCAAAAGATTCCTTGATGAGTTCCCCCAGTCGGTGGAAGCGATTCAGCTTCCGGAAGGCGAAGACGTAAACAGCATGTATCTACTTGAGGGGTCGGAATATTTTGAGCAGTACATTCGTTGATGAAGAGGACTACTTCCCTCCGGGAAGTAGAGCTGAGTTCTGGTACACGAAAGCCCAAGAGGGCTACGTCACCTTCAACGGTGACCGGGGGAAATTCATGAATCAGGCAGCCTTGTGGCTGCCCGAGGTGGACATGGATTATCTGGACATGGCTTGGGATCTTGTGGAGATGGAGCATGAAAATGACTCTGCCTGACGAGCACGAGCTGATTAGGCGAGAGCTGGTTTACATGATTCAGCTTCGCTATGAGCTTGATGGAAAGCCGTTGAGTCTTCAGGACGCCGAAGATCTTCTTGGTCGTTTGGACCAAGAGGTTGATTACCTCGGAGGGTACATTCGTGACTGAGCTAGAACGACTCCTGAAGAACGAGTTCGCAGTCACAGACTTTATTCTTCTCGTACAGCAGGTAACCCTGTGGTACATGGCTTTTATCAAGAGGGGCAAGTGACTAAGAAGCTGACTTGGGAGGTCGATAAGACCTCCCTTGTCCTCAAGGTGACAGACGGAGCCAAGGAAACGACTTGGAAGCTCCGTAAGAATATGGGGTGGGCTGATTATGTTGTGGCGCTCACCCAAATTACAGAAGCACTATCACCACAGTCGCCGATGATGATTGACGACCAGGGGCAGTTTCGGGGTCGTGCCGCATTGGTCCTCCCGGCGCCGATGCTTGAGAGCGTCCGCACGGTGGACGCTGAGGAACTGGCTGAGCTACAGAGGCAGTACCCGGGCAGCCACGAGACCTCAGAAGAGGCTTCCAGGGCCGCTCAGGCACGCGAAGTGGCTAGGCTGAGCATCGGAGCTAAGTGGTTCGAGGCTGACGATGACGAGACATATGGTATCCCGATCCCGGACTATGACACGGGAGAGGTTAGGCCTCGATGAGAATCCTCAAGCGCAAGCGCTATGAAGAGTTGCTGATTGCAGAACAGCGCGTCAAGGACTTCATGCTTCTGTTGGAAGCTATGGAGCTGGCTGAAATCACAGGTGCGAAGCTTCAGCGCGAGTGGGATCGAACGCTGGGTAAGGCTTTCCGACTGGAGTACAGCCTGTGAGGATCTTGACTCTTGACATTGAGACCGCACCAGCCATCGTCTACTCGTTCGGCATGTACAACCAGAACCACAGCATTGACCAGGTTGTGCAGGACCCATACATGCTGTGTATGGCATCCAAGTGGCACGGCGAACCCGTGCAGTTTCACAAGGGCACCAACATGCTCCAAGAGGTTTGGAACGTGCTGGATGAGGCTGACGTGGTTGTGCACTACAATGGACAGTCGTTCGATATTCCACACATTCGCCGCGAACTGTGGATGGCTGGCTTTAAGCCACCATCACCCTTTGAGCAGGTGGATTTGTACAAGGTGGCCAAGAAGCAGTTCCGGTTCCTGTCCAACAAGCTGGACTATATTGTTCAGCAGCTAGAGATCGGCCAAAAGGTCAAACACGAGGGATTCCGTCTTTGGCCCAAGGTGATGAATGGTGACCCTGCGGCCTGGGCCAGATTCCAGGAGTATTGCGAGACGGACACCGTCATTACTGAGCAGCTGTATGACAGCATGCTCCCTTGGATCCCCAACCACCCCAATGTTCTCCTGTACGATGAGAATCCTGACATCAAGGGTTGTCCCAAGTGTGGCAGTGGGCATTTTCAGTCGCGTGGTACGCGACGGCTCGCGACAGGGGTGTACAACCAGTACCAGTGCCGAACCTGCTTTAGCTGGTTCCGAGATGTTAGAAGGCTCAATGGAACAACCGTACGATGATGAGAGTCCTCCGCTTACTGCGGAGGATATCTCCAAGGCTAAGCATAGCGCGGTGCGCTCAGTCCGTAACAAGTTCTACGGATATGCCGAGCGGGAAGACCTCATGCAAGTCGCGGAGCTGGCTCTCCTTGAAACCCCTCAGAAGTTCGCCCGACTTGCTGAGGCAGGCAACTACACGGGCGTGTGGCAGGAATTCAATCGAAAGTGCACACAGTATGCGCATAAGCAGAAGGCAGCTGCGCTCGGCTACAAGCCAGAGGACCTGTTCTTCTACAGCAAGAAGGTGCTCCGCGAGATCATTCCCGTGATCCTCGAATCCTGGGTGAGTGGAGACCTGTATGAGTTCGAGTACACGGATCGTGCACTCTGGGTGGACGTTGATCGAGCCCTGAAGGGGCTCTCGGCATCCGAGCTACAGATCATCCGTTGGGCGTTCCAGGATGATGAGGACACTGTAGCAGACAGGCTAGGCATCAGCGCGGGTGCTGCTTCTATGCGGGTTGGCAGGCTCCTGGACAAGATCCGAGAGGGCCTGGGTGGGGAGAACCCCGCACCGCGACGTAGGAGCCTCAGCAACGCTGCTAGCCAGGCTATGACACGCAACCAGTGGGATGGTGAAGGGTGAGTTACTTCGAGTACACCAAGAGTCAGCTCAAGGAGCTGGCCGATGCCTACGAAGATCTTGTAGATGAACTAGGCGTTGTCTACTACAGTCAGGATGGCGACGCCATCGATGCTGCGCAGGCTCGTGTCGAGACGCTCCGTGAGGAGCTAGGTATTCCCTACGAGTGGGTGACTTCGTGACAGAGCTTGAGTTCGTCAACGATTGGACAGAGCTAGAGGCAGCCGTAGAGCTGATCAAGAATCTGTTCAACCATACATACGTTGACATCCAGGACGACTACGACCAGGAGTGCTGGCAGGCCGTAGACACGATCAGCGAGTACGTTCCCCGCCTCTTGACACAGTATGCTAACCTGGTAGAGCTATCATTCGCTCTCACGGAAGGCTGGGAACAGTATGCCACGCTACAAGGCCCGTCAGGGCTTTACCTGCCCGATCACCGGTAAGATTGGCTATCCTACCTATCAGGCAGCTGAGAAGCGCCGCAAGTGGCTCCGCAGCCACGACGTTGATGGTGTGAAGAACAGAACACAGCTGGAGACGTATGGTCCCTGTGACTGTGGCCAGTACCACCACACCAGCAGTAGGCCGCTAGGCTTGGTGCCAGCAGTAACTTAGACTAGGCCCCCTCTTTCGAGGGGGCTTTCGTCATTCTCTCACCAACCCATGTGCGGGTCGTCCGGGTAGCTGTCAGCGTTGTTCGGGAGGCCTTCCTTGTTGGTCTTGTGACCAAGACCAGTGCTCATGGCCATGCCCGAAGTCCCGTACCAGTTGCCCGTGCTTCCGCACGAACACACGTAGCGATACTCGTCGTTTCGTTTTTCGACGCTGATCGTGTGCATCACTTCCTCCTAGTGGGTGAACACGTGGATGCCCCAGCCGAAGACGAATCCGCAGCCGACCATCCAAATGAACCAAGCGATCTTTTCCCACGTCTTCATTCGTCGTCCAGTTCTGGATGGCAGATCCAGCATTCGGCGTACCTCATGCCGATCAGCTTCTCATGCAGCTGGGCATCATGCAGCTCCCAGCCGTTCTGGTCAGCCTGGTCCCTTTTGGACCAGGTTTTGCGCTTATGAAGTTGTCGGAACTCGCTTTCAGCGCGTGCATCGGCGAGATCTTTGTCCATCAGCGCATCTCCTGCTGGTACTTGTAGGAGGTTTGCAGGCTGTCAGAGACGCGGGTCACAACTCGGTCCGCATCCTTGTTCTGAAGCTCGTTGAGACGAGCTACCAGCCGGTCAGCCGTGTCTGCCTTGACGATGATCCAAGGCGCGTCGTAGCCACTACCCGCTTTAAGCGTGACTGTGTAAGGAGCGTCGTCCATCACAATCTCTCCTCTCGTTGTTCGCAACTGACATTCGAGCCTTTCGAATGTAGCTCGCAATCAGTCTCTGATTGCAACCTGCGAACATGACGACCAAGGGCCAGAGCCCTTGATCATCACGAGCACGGGTTACTAGCCAACCTGCTACCAGTTCTTCTCGTGGTTGGGTTCGTCAGCGAGGCTGACCGCCTCGCCCCACGGCAGGCCGTTGTCCTGGTGGTTCTGGACGTTGGCCAAGAACTTGGCCACTGGAGACCAGAAACGGTAGCCCTCGTCGTCCAGCTTGTACTCATCCTGCATGAACCCGAAGTCCAGCACACCACCAGCGTAGTTCCCCTGATCGACCAGCTTGCCGGTCAGGTTGTGGATAGCCACGCCCACGATGCACCCGGGGACCTTGGAGCCGTCCCCCAGCGTGTGGGTGTACTTGCAACGGGCTCCACTCAGCCGGTCCGGGTAGGTGTCCTTATCGTAGACGTGTTCCGGCTGCTCCGCAGCCAGACGCCGTACCTCGACCTCAAGGGTCGAAGGAGTTACACCGGTACCGTCCCAGTACTCAACCGTTGACATGATCTTCTCTCCTGTCTGCTTGAACGAAATTTCAGTTTCGTTCTGACGGCTCTGATCCCCAGAGCCTACTCGCCACCATGGCCAGCTTGAAGGCGCACGGGAAGCCCGTGCACCAACAGGGAGGTCAGATAGCTAGATAACGCTGATGTCCCAGATGCGCTGATCCTCGGTCAACAGCACGCGCACCGTGCAGCCCCGAAATGCAGGGTTCTCGATGTCCTGATCTAGCGTGCGGCTGGTCTTGTAGATGTTGCCGTTGTCCAGCTCCACCCGGTGGTGGGTAGCCTCAGGCTGGATCGATGTGATCCTGCCTTCATCGGCGCCTCGCCGCGTCACTAGGCCGCCTCGTTGATGTCCAGGGTGATCTCACCAGCCTGCAAGGCCAGCTCGAAGCTCTCGGTCGCCTCGCCGAACTCGACCCCGAAGATCGGTCCCAGCTGGCGGGTCATCTCCTCCAGAGAGCGGACAGCGCCGACCGTGGCGAGAGCCACGGCGAGGATCATGTCCTCAGCCTCAACGCGCTCCGTCACCGCACCCATCGGGTCGTGGAAGGTGATCTCGTAAGCGTGCATGATCGTTCTCTCCTCGATCTTGGAATAGCCTACCTTCTGGCAGACATGGAAGCACACATCATCGATGTGTGCAACCGCGCCGGTCAGCGATCAGTCGATGAGCTGGACGTCCACCACGATGTGTTCGCCCATGTTGTGCGCGAAGTTCTGGAAGGCATCCTCGTTCGTCATCAGGGCGACGGAGTTCTTCGCGTAGATCAGCATGCCGACCAGGGCCGCCGCGTGAGCAACGGAACCGGCTTCGATGATCTCTTCGATCACGGTAGTACCGTCGCCCACCCAGGAGACCCGCACGGCGTACTGGTGCTTGTCCACGGCGATGTCACCGCAGATGGGCAGCTGGTTGTCCTGCGTACCGAACATGGTCATTCTCTCCTATCTTGTTCGCACCTTGCGAACATGAAGGTACACGTTAGCACGTGTACCAACACGAGGGCAAGCTACTCCTCGGTAACTCGTTCGTAGATCTCGTTCCAGTCCACCGGACCAAGCAGATCCAAGAGGATCTGCATCGCGAAGGCAGGGCTCATCTCGCACAAATCGATGAACCATTCCTCCAAGTTGTCGCCATCGGCGCACTCACGTGCACCATCGTACATGGCTTCGTCGTTCTCCAGCCACAGGCCGATCTTCCAGGTGGCGTTGTTCATGATTCACGCCCCTGCCATTCTGCGGGCAAGTAGCCACCCTGAGACAGCCACCCATCCAGAGCGGCGAACCGCTCCTTCACGAACGACCAGTCCTCGTGGTACTCCACACCGCGTTCCATGGGAGTCCCGAAGATCTCCCGAAGATCGTCCAGCGCTTCGTTTGGGTCCATTGTGCTACCTTCCGTTGAAGAACCAGATGCAGAGCGCCAGGAACCACATGAGCAGTGCGTACACCACGAAGATGCCCGTAACCGCCATGCCGATGCCAGTGAACGCATCTGTCACATAGTGATTCATCTCTCTCCTTTCTAGATCCACTGATAGGATCTAGGAAGTGCAGGGGCTTTCGACCCTGCACAACCCACTACCGGTCAGTGGACATCAAGTCAACTTGGTGTCTCCCAGAGCACGTCACACGTGCTCAGTAGTCAGTGTCGTCCTCGTAGTCCGCCTCGCCGTAGTAACTGTCGTAGTAGCGGTCGTTGCCGGTCAGGTCCGTGGTGCCGTCCTCGCCGATGTACAGCGTGGCGAACGTCTCGGCAGCGGCCTTGTTCACGTCGCCCTGGAGCACGTCGCGGGCAGCCTTCAGTGCCGCTTCGGACACCTTGGTCACCTCGTGGTAGGCAGCGTTCGCCGCACGGTACGTGGCGTCCGAATACGAGTACCAGCTGCTCGGGTTGTCCGCCCCGATGCGCAGCACACGGTCGTACTCCTTGTGTGCCTCCTCACGGTCCCGGCGAGCCAGGTCCGTATAGGGCTTCAGGGTGTCGCGCCGGGCGTTCTCCGCCTTGTGGACGGCCGACGAGAACTCTTCGTACCCGGCTTCGGTGAGCAGCCGCGAGGCAGCCCACCACCAGTCCCAGTCGTCCGACTGGGAGACGGCCAGCTCCACCGTGACGTCGATCTCCACGTTGAACCGCTCCGCCAGCCGCTGGCTGTAGATGTAGCACGGGTCGCCACGAAGGATCTCAGACACCAGCAGCTTGCGAGACGTCTTGACTTCGGACATGATGATCACTCTCCTTGAGTGGCTTGTCTCTTCAGCACGTGGGCAGCCATCCCACATGGACCCCTCCCGGGGTTTCGACATTTCATCAGTAGGTCATCGTGCCGTCCGACAGCCCCTGCTTGATCTCGGCCTTGTCCTTGTCGGACAGCGCCTTCCACTCCTCCGTGAACGACTTGAGGGTGTCACCCGGACGCATACCGAAGAATTCCTTGATCGCCTTGATGGTGACCTCAGCCATGATGTTGATCCTCTCTCGCTCGCCAATCACCCTGATTGGCCATTAGCAGGCACATCACTGTGCCCACTCAAAGCCCTTCAGTTGACATACACGTGCAGTTCGTAGTGCTCACCCGCAGCGCCGCCGCAGCCATCGCACGACCACCAGCGGAAAGCTTTGCTGGTTTCGCCGTATTCGTTGTCCTGGGGCCAGATGTTCTGCTCTTCGATCAGGCCCATGAGGCCATACGGGTGACATTCGTTCATGTCCGCTGCGAGATCTTCGATCTCGGTGTCTGCGAAGCACTGGCACGGTTCAGCACTGACTGCTGCTACCAGGCAGCATTCGCACACCCAAGCGGTGTAGTAGTCGTCCATGTCAGTTGGTCTCGATGACCACGCGGACGTCGTCCAAGTTGTTGATCCACTCGTCGCTGAGTTCAGCTCCGAGCATGACGAGCGCAATACGCTCGTTCTTGGCCGTGTACCACTCGGTGAAGACCTCACCCTTGTAGGTGTAGGTCACCCGGTACTCGTTCATTGTCCTCTCCTCTCATGAGGTGCACACAGTGTATGCACCTAGAACGACCAGCGGATTTACATCCGCTGATCATTCTTCAAGGAGAGAGAATGATCATCACACTCTGCACCTCTCGGTGCATGCCTTGGACCGTGTGTCCGCCCACAGGACCTGTCCTAGCTACTCACACAGGGCAATGTTCTCCCTGTGCTTCCACTAGGCGGGGTTCCCGCCTTCACACCTGGCGCTTGCGCGCTGGGGTTGTCTCTCCCCACGGTGATCGTCTCTTGCACCCACAGCCGTTACCACTGAGGCGGACAAGTCTCGGTGCGCTCATATCATCGCGCACTCACACCTCAGGGCTTGGTACTGCGAGCCCTGTCCTGCCCTCCCGTTCCTGCTGGGCCGGCCTGACACCGAGAACACTCCTCCTGTTCGGCTCTGGCGTCAAGTCACGCTTAGGTAACGGTTGTTTTCCCAGGTCAGAGCCTGTGTCGCTACATGAATGTGATCGGTCAACGTAAGACGTTGACTCGTGAGACCACACACCGTGTGGTCCAGTGATCAGTACAACTGTTGATATACCTCAGCAACCAAGCGTTTGCTTGGGGGCTGGCTGGCGATTTGGTAACGAACAGATAACTTTGCAGGTCACAGCATCGCAACCACTTGAGTGCGTTATCTCAACGTTACACAGGCGCATAACGCCTGTGATTATCAGGCTCTGAGCCCCCATTGGATCATGGTTTTCAGCCCCCCTTGCGGGCATGGCTGACAGGGCCTCTAAGCCCTGCTCAGCGTGGTTTCTAGGCCCAGGTACACAAGCGTGCTCCCAAGGGCTCACAGGTGGCAGTCAAGCCGCTCTAGGCCACGTGCGAGCGAGCCCACCAGGCGAGCGAGCACTTATACCGCGTGCGTGTGTGGCCACAGAAGCCTGTGGCCTCCCTGAGGCAGTGCTGGCACTGCCCAGTGCGTGATCCTCTGATGCCTGCGTGATAATACTTCACACGATGAACTGTTCGTCCCACGAACAATATCAATCTCATATCATCAGCCCAGCTGATTATTCACTACGGGTGTTACTACGGGTGTAGTGACCAACTTCTACAGGGTGTAGTAACACCCTTAAACTATTGACAACGAGTCCAATAGGCCTCAACACGACGTCATACACGTGTCAATGGCTGCACAACCGCTTGATATGCACACGATGACCAGGAGATGTCAACACATACATCAACACATGAGCATCATAACAACGACAAGCTGTTGATGCACACGACTTGATGGTGTAAGGATCGCTCGGGGCTTGTGCCCCTTGCAATGTCCACAGATTGACAACCGGCCCTTGTTAAACCGTTGTCGTGCTGTGCTGTGCTGCAACCCAAAAACTTTTTGCTAAACCACAGTCCGTTACGGGCTGTATGCCCGTTACCTGTATTGTAACGATGGGGTCACTAGATAACTATGGTTTAGTGGGACACACTAGGACACACTGAAGCTACTTAGGTAACAGTTGTGTAACGATATTGGTCACGACCGTGTGGACCCCTAGAAATCACGTACTTATATATAGTGAGGGGTTCTTTAAGGAGCCGAGCCACCCAGCGAGGCTCCGCCTAAGGCTCGGCTCCAAGTTACAAGCCGGGCCTCAAGCCCGGCTACTAGTTAGCTAAGGCAGCCCTTGAGGGGCTGCCTATAAGGTAGTTAAAGACTCACACCATTCACTGGTGTTCGTCTAAGAAGGGCGATAGCCCCCTCCTTAAATGGTTCCCCCACTGACCGATAAACGAGCACCAGCGAGACGCCTAGGATAAGTGCATGCCTCCAAAGATTGATTGGACCACCGCAGACAAGCAGAGAATTGTGCTTGAAAAGCTTGCGGCTGGTTGGTCTGTGGAGCGTGCTTGTGACTTTGTTGGTATTCATCCAAAGACTTATGAGTATTGGCGCAATGGCGCCAAGGGACATGCTGGCTCTATGAATGCCCAGCAGTTCCGCGATGCAGCGGAGCGTATCCGCTCTAAGCAGTCCGGGGACCACTATTCGGAAGTACCTGACTTCGAGACCTTCTCGAAGGTGTACATGGGCAACCGACTGTTCGATCACCATCTCCAGTGGCTAGATCTTCTAGAGGGTCACGATCCTCGGTCTCTCCACCCGAACCAGCTTTACATCCCCGGACACAAGAATCTCCTCCTGATCAACACGCCGCCTCACCATGCTAAGAGTGAGCTGTTTTGTCAGAACTACGTGACATGGCGTATCGTCCAGGATCCGAACGTACGTGTTCTACTAGTCTCAGCTTCGGCCGACCGTGCGAAGAAGAACCTGGACGGAATTAAGAACCGCCTCGACAAGGACATGCTTGTCTACAAGAACCTCAAGGACGACTTTGCTCCTGCTGAGGGCTACAACAACTCGGCTGCCAAGTGGCAGTCCGACATGATCCTAGTCAACCCCGACATCCGTCCGCGCAACGTGTCCGGCCACCCTACCGTACAGGCCCTTGGTATTCGTAAGAAGATCTATGGTGCACGTGCGGACCTCATCATCCTTGATGACTGTGCCGACCTCGACAACGCTCATGAGTTTCCTAAGCAGATCGAGTGGATCCAGTCCATCATCGGTTCCCGCCTTGAGCCGGGAACTGGCAAGCTTATCATCGTTGGCACCCGACTTGCCGCCCAGGATCTGTACTCCGAGATCCGAAAGCCAGAGTGGTATGTCACCGGGGAATCCCCCTACACCTACCTTTCCCAGCCTGCCGTGCTTGAGATGCACGATGATCCCAAGGACTGGGTAACCCTGTGGCCGAAGACCAACGTTGAGCCCATGGGCCTTGAAAAGGTTGAGCCCGATGCAACTGGTCTTTACCCTATGTGGGATGGCCCGGCTCTTGCCGAGAAGCGCAACCAGATGAGCGCGGAGACTTGGTCTCGCGTTTACATGCAGGCTCAGATCAGCCAGTCCACTACGTTCACACAGGCGGAGATCGATGGGTGTACAAACGGCGGACGCCTGCCGGGCGTTATCGTCCCCGGATTCCCTGGTGTTCGTCCTGAGGGTATGGCTGGCCTTTATGTCGTGGCAGGACTGGACCCTGCGGCCACCAACTACACCGCCATGGTCGTTGTGGGTGCCGACCTCAGCACCGGTCGTCGCTATGTTCTAGATGTATGGAATCAACACGGAGCCCTTCCCGCACAGATCAGTGCGGTCATGAAGGAGTGGACTCGACGTTACGGAGTGAATGAATGGCGAATCGAATCCAACGCCTACCAGGCTAGTATCCTCCAGGATGAGGACCTGAGCACCTGGATGGCATCCCGTGGTGTTCGTATGAGTGCTCACACGACTGGAAAGAACAAGTGGGATACACAGTGGGGCGTCGCCACTATGGCAAGCCTTTTCAAGGGCTACGAGCAAGGCTACAACGCAATCGAGCTACCGAACCGAAGGCACCACGCTGGTCTCCAAGCCCTTGTCGAACAACTGGTTGCCTGGTACCCTACGCCGAACATGACGAAGGCTCCTGTCCAAGACTGTGTGATGGCGCTGTGGTTTGCGGAGATTCGCTGCCGCGAACTCCTTGACTTCCAAGATGGCTCCGCGCATTGGGACCAGGGCTGGCTCTCTGAGCGAGAGCGCGAGGAACAAGTAGTGATCAACATTGACTGGTATGCCGCTTCACAGGGCTTTTCTAACTCGCCGGACCTACCAGAGCCGACAATCACCAACCCGGCCAGATGGTGGGAGACTTAATGGCAACTATTCAGGACATCGCGAAGAAGGTGGCAGCTACCAGGCTACGCTACTATTCTCGCGACCTCCGCATGAACGAGGTACGCGCGGTGCGCGCCTCGGAGCTTGACCGTGTTGCTCCCGGCCTGCTGGCCGATGACTTCCCGAAGCCCATCGTCTCCAACGTGATCAACATTGCTGCTCAATACTCCAGTGAGCAGATCGGCGTAATGCCGACCATCTCTTGCACCACAGGGGTCATGGTCAGTGATCGTCAGAAGAAGTACGCTCAGCGTCGCACGCTGATCGCCCACAACTACCTTGAGAACAGTCGAATCAAGGTCAATCTAGTTGAGGCCAGCGACTGGCTCAACACCTACAGCTTCCTACCTATCGTACTTGAGCCGCATTTCGGTGATGAGTATGCAGAGGCGGGACCACGACTACGCTTTGAGAACCCGCTGGGCAGCTACTACGAACTAGACGTATACGCCCGTACGCGCTACTTCTTCAAGGTGTACGACTCCGACGTGGACTCGCTCTGTGCGAAGTTCCCTCATCTTGCCAACGCGCTGAGGGCGGGGACACACGCCGAGAGTAATTCCAAGCTAGAGCTTGTGAACTACATGGACGACACGGACATTGTCTGGTTCGTCCCTTCCAGGGACAACCTGGAGCTAATGCGCATCCCCAACAAGTTTGGGCGTTGTCCGGTGTTCGTCTGCGAATCGCCGAAGTTTGACGATGAGAATCGCGGCGCCTATGACGATGTGATCTGGATCCAGGTCGCCCGCGCGGTGTTCGCCCAGATGGGCATGCGCTCTGCCAAGAAGGCAGTCAACTCGCCGCTCGTTGTTCCGAGCGACGTGGTCAACATTCCATTCGGACCCGACCGCGTCATCCGCACCAACAACGGCCGTGACATTCACTACCCCATCGCGGACATGCCTCCTGCTGCTTGGCAGCAGGGAGAGATTCTGAACCAGGATATTACCGTTGGTGCTCGTTTCCCTGAGGGTGCAACTGGTAAGTCCCCCGGATCTATCGTGACCGGGCGCGGTATGGAAGAGCTGATGGGCACCATCGACTCGAAGGTGCGTACTTACCAGCTGATTCTCGGTGACTGTCTACGCCGCGCTATCGGCGCTGCGTTCGAGATGGATGAAAAGTTCTGGCCCAACAAGCAGAGGTTCATTCGTGTCCAGGTTAATGGTCAGCAGTTCGAAGAGACCTATGTTCCGTCTAGGGACATCGACGGCGTCTACCAAGTTGATGTTACGTACGGCATGGCCGCTGGGATGGACCCAAACCGTGCTCTTGTGTTCCTCCTGCAAGCTCGTGGCGACAAGCTCATTTCTAGGGACTTCGCACTGCGACAACTGCCTTTCGATGTCAACGTCGATCAAGTCATGGAGCAGATCGACACCGAAGAGCTGACTGACGCACTCAAGCAGATGCTGGCTCAGACTGCTATGTCTGTTCCTGCCATGGCTGCACAGGGTATGGATCCGTCCGATACTCTCACCAAGCTGGCGAAGGTCATGAAGGAGCGAGAGCGAGGCATTCCTCTACACGAGGCGATCCTCACCGCCTTCACTCCGCCAAAGCCACCGCCGGGCGCTCAGACGCCCGATCAGAGCCCGCCTGGTATGGGAGGCCCAGCAGGACCTCCTGGCGCCCCACAGGGGCCTCCAGGGCCGGGAGGCGGTCAAATGCCGCAGGCTCCACAGCAACAGAATGTGATGGCTATGCTGGCAGGCTTGTCCGGTGGCAGTGGCAACCCAAATATGCAGGCTACGATAAAGAGACAGGCACCCGCAGGATGATGAAGATTTGTAAGGATTGCGGTGAAGAAAAGCCGCAGTCTGCGTTTCCTGTACGTGGTGATCGAAGTGGTAAGTTTCTTCCTCGCTGTCTGCCTTGCAACAGAGCATGGGTAAATTCCAAGCCACACAGAACCCCCGAGGCTCGGCGCAATACCCACCTAAAGAGTCGCTACAACATTACTCTTGAGGACCAGGAACGTATGCTTGCAGAGCAAGATGGCTGCGCCATTTGCCACACTTGGAGCTACGGTAAGCGAGCATGGGCCATTGATCATGATCACTCTTGTTGCCCTGGTAGAGAGTCTTGTGGTAGGTGTGTTCGTGGTGTGCTTTGCACCCAGTGCAATACTATGATTGCCATGGCCCATGATAACGTAGACACCCTTCTACGGGCTGTGGACTACTTACAGGCAAATGTGAAGAGGACGATCCCGAATGTCGGCTGATCTAGAGCGACTTAAGAAGATCATGATGTCCCAGGACATCAACGTGGAAGACGAGCGTATGATCCGTGCGTTCCGTCTGTTCGAAAACCCCTCCGGCTGCGAGTGGTGCGGTGGTCGTACCAAGGTCGGTGTTGTAGTGCCCGCCAAGGGCAAGACCCCAGAATATGTCAAGCTCGCTTGCTGCGGGAAGAAGGTTTCGTAATGGCTAATAACGCAGGTGGACGTCAGTTCAGTCGTCCTGATTTCTCCGACGCGGTTCCCCCAACCCCTCCGAAGCAGGGGGATATGGGACCAGAGGCTATGGGCCACAACCGCGTCGATGAGCACACTTTCGAATCTGGTTCTACTCCAGCGAACACTGGTGCGATCGAGTCCAGCTGGACTGGCCTGGTCGATAGCGACGGTCTTGATGGCATGTCTCTAGACTTCACCGCAATGGCTGGTGGAACCGGAGTGGCCAACAAGTGGCCGGGTGAGGGTATCCGTGGGTTCCGTTCCGCCCCTGTCGGCGGTACCTACAACCCAGGACAGGGATCTTCTCCTGGTAACCCGGGAACTGAGCGTAGCGCGGCTAGCTAAGGATATACCGTGGAAGACGAAGACTTCGATGACCACCTAGACACTCTGGTGGTTGCTTACAAAAAGGGAAGCAAGTGGGTGGTTATCGGGGCCTTCTTCGAACTGATCGGTGACTTCTTCAAGTCGTTCGCCAAGTTCTTTGATGTTTGCATGGACGCCTCACTTACCAAGTTTAAGTATGAGCGACAGCAGCAGGAATTTCAGCAGCAGGCGTCCCGTGAGATCGAGATGCTAACTTCAGGAGCATATGATGCCACCACCACAGAGTCCGGCAGGGGTGTCGGGGCCGGGTCCGCTGAGTAAGCGTACGGATGGTGGTCCTGCTCAGGCACTAAAGGATCTACCCGATGCCAAGTACGGTGAGAATTCTCAGTTTCAGGCCCTTCAGCAGGGTGCTTCGCTATCCGCTTCGCCTAGTCCGCAGGGACAAGCGCAGCCCTTCGATGCGAATGCTCTCCCGCCAAATCCGGCAGCTGGTCAAGTAGTTCCTCTATCTGCTCCAACCGGCCGCCCTAACGAACCGGTCACATCTGGAGCAGCTATGGGTGCGGGACCTGGGCCTTCTGCACTAGGCGGTGGAACTCAGCAGGCTGCTTCCCAGGACATGGGCAAGATCAGCCAGTCACTCCCACTCTTCGAGATGATGGCTAACATGAATGACGCCATGCCGTCCACTCGTCTTTTTGTTAACCTTCTTAAGGGTGCACCGTAATGGCTTCTTCTCTCTCTACTCCGATGAACTTCATGGGTAATGTGCTAGACAATATCATCCAGGATCCCAAGGCTGCTCAGTATCCTGAGCTAGCCATCGGCGTAGCAGTGGACACCCTGCGAAATACCCCCGTAGATCTTTTCAGCAACATTCCGCACTTCCAGTCTGAGGTAGATACTAGTGAGCGAGCAGCCCTTCCAGACGGCAGCACAGGGGTTTAGTGGTGCCCTTGGCACCTCTGGCAACCTTACTGCCCCATCCGGAGTGGTTGGAAGTTCTGGCGCAATCGATCAGCAGGCAAGCCAGCAGCAGAACGATCTAAAGGCTATCCTTGCTGCACAGGAGCAGCAGAACCAGCAGGACCAGAATGCTCCTAAGAAGGACGACTCGCACGGATGGTCTCTAACCAACCCGTTCCAGGACATCGGCCAGATCTGGCACGATGTTGAGTCGCACACTATCTCATACGGTTTCAAGGCCGCCAATTGGCTGTTCACCAACCTGATCAAGCGTCCGTATATCACAGTTGCTCTTTACTCTGGTCACAACGACTACGAGCTGAAGCACGATCCTCAGCACGCCAACTCTTCCTGGTTCCAGGGATCTCTCTGGTCTCAGGCATGGGATGAGTCCGCGCATGTAAGCCCTGGTAACGCCACTGTGCTTGCTGCCAACGACACGTCTATCCCAGGTATGTCTGAGCACGATCAGTGGGGCGACATGGTGGGCCACAAGTACATCGACCCGCTAGATGCACAGCAGCGCGAGTCCTACATTGGAGATCCCAACAGCCCGGTCCACACCGCTGCCAAGATCGCTTCTGGTGGAACTGATGCACTTGTGGACTGGTATGGAGATCCTTCCAACCACATCACCAAGCTGGCTAGCGTAGCACGCATCATGAAGGATGCACCTATCCTGTCTTCAGATACTGTGGCCCAGAAGCTAGATAAGATCAACTCTGCATCTGGACAGGCCTTCGATAAGGCCGTTGCAGAGGGTACGCTTGACTTCCAGGCCCTTGCTGAGCATCCAATGGTTAAGGGGTCGGCTTATACCCCGAACCCCTTCCGCTACACCACTGCGGCAATGCTTGCAGCTGCTAAGACTCCAGAGGAGTCTAACCTGATCCGTCAGGTTCTGGCTGGAATTCCCCAGTCTTCTGAGAGGGCTCTAGACGAGCTTGCTAAGAAGAACGAGGACCTGGCAAGCCAGATCTCCAATGCGACTATGCCTCTTGAGATCGAGCAGAGCTTTGCTATGACTCCCGCAGGTGAGGTCGATCGTAGCGAATGGCTGAAGAAGGTTTCGGCTACCAAGATCAAGGCTGCGCAGGCCCAGATCGATGCTAATGATCTAACGGCCAACCGCCTCGCACAGATCTTCGGGGCACAGAAGGCTGTCACCAAGACCTCTGCCATCACCAACAAGCTGGCTGAGCTGAAGGGTGCTGGCAAATATGCCAACACTCGTGACATGTCTATCGTGCACATCTTTCAGAACGCACGCTACAATTATCCAATCCGCATCTACCAGTCTCTAACTGACCGTGTACCCGGCCTCATCAACCACAACGATGACAGCGCCGTTGAGTACGCACGAACTTGGCTGAACAAGTCCTCTACTCTGACTCCAGAACAGAAGATCGACTATACGCAGCGCTATGCGAATGCTACTGTGGCTCAGCGCCAGCAGATCTGGACTGGCATCGAGAACGACGTCTACAAGAACGTTGGAGAGCGCTTCGGAATCTCTGACAGCCAGATGAGCAAGATCCTGACTACCACGCGTAAGAAGGGTCAGACCATCTACCAGGCGGCACGTTCCCGTGCCTACGGAGCCATGACTGTTCCCGGAATGGGCGAGCAGGGTGTACTTCCAACCGCAGATGAGCAGGTTATCGCTCACCCACAGCTGCTTACGCAGCTTGAATCCGGGGCCGTACCGCTAGCCAACCTGAAGCAGCTGGAGAACGCGCTAGAGCGCATGCAGGATACTGGTGTACTAGCACCTCTGCGAAACGGCTACGCTATCTCCAAGGACGCTCTGGGCTATGTTCTAGACAATGTCTACGGTATGTGGAAGCCTGTCACTCTGATGACTGGTCATCGTGCCTTCAATCACATCGGTGACGACTTCCTCCGTGGAGTTGCCAAGGTTGGAGCACTGGCTTCGCTGCGCAACCTACAGGAGGGTCTACCGAACTTCCTGCGCAACAATGCCAACCGTCTGACCAAGAACATGGTAGTGAACAACGTCATGTCTAAGCACGAGCAGATGCTCGGGCTTGCGAAGGCAGACTATGAAGGCACTCTGAACCAGCTGCGTACGCAGAAGGCGCTTGGCCTGAAGAACATCCCTAAGGATGTTCGTATCAAGTCGTCTGACATTCTGGCTAAGAAGCAGTACTACAACCAGCTGAAGAAGCTGAAGCTAGACTTCGTCCACCCGAATCTGCGTCTCGGCGAGGGACAGTTCCGCATTCCTGGCTCTTCTGAGCTTTGGGATGAGGCTTTTGGTGGGCCAAACGGAGACTACTTCCGTTGGGTGTCTGGATCTCATCCTGCGTTCATGAGTACTATCGATGGTGCGCAGAAGATGACCCATGCGATGCAGATGGCCATTCGTGGTCCTGGCTTCGCCACTATTTCGGCAGTCGATGACATCAGCAAGCACACACCGGCTTACGTTCATTACGTTCGTAACCAGCTGCTGCCCGATCCTGCGGCAAAGCAGATCGTGGCTGGAACACCTCTGGATGATGTATCTAAGTGGATTACTGGAACCTCTCAGGGCCGCCAGTATCAGAAGGCACTGGGCTTTGGAGACCCTGACATTAAGGTCAACGAGCTGGCTTCTATGGTGAAGCAGTACCTCCCCTACGATGGTATGCGTGATGCCGCTGTTGCTGGTAAGTTCAACGCTGGTGTCATCGAGAAGTACATGCCAGACGCTAAGATGAGGCCTGATATCAATGCCAACATCGCTGCACTTGTGCACGGCGGTGATGGTGCAACCAACATCCTTAAGAAGTCTACTGAGTGGCTGATGGAGATGACCGGTACTATGCCGGATGACATCCTAGTTCGCCACCCACTCTACAACACGCTTTACAAGTCTCGCCTAACTGACCACGTTCAGTCGTGGATCGCGGATACTGGGAACAGTATCATCCGCAAGGCGGACAGGGACATGCTTGTAGCAGCCGCTCACGCGGGTGCGCGAGCTGATCTGAAGAACCTCGTCTACGATGTATCTCGTTTCAACGACATGGGCCACACTCTCAGGTTCGTCAGCCCGTTCTTCAACGCTTGGTTCAACGCCATGAGCACCTGGTCCAAGCTAATCATGGAGAATCCGGGTCTGCTTGGGCGCGCCTACCAGGCTAAGCGCCTACTGTGGAACTCTCCGTTCGCTATCGACAACACCACCGGGCAGAAGGCCAGCCCGAACACGCCGTGGGATCAAACTTCGTTTGTTCTCCACATGCCTAAGGCACTGGCGGGCTCTATGGGTGGGCTTACCGACGTACCGATCGATGCCAAGACTCTGATCTCCCCGACTTATCTGGATGCCATCGGCAACCCGGGATTTGGTCCGCTGGTCTCCGTGCCAGTCAACCAGATCGTCAAGGACAACCCAGAGCTGATGAACAATGATATCGTTCGCTCCATGCTGAACAACATGGTTGACCAGAACAGTATGAGCCAGCTGCTTCCTTCGGGAGCACAAGATATCGCTGCGCTATCCAACCTGGCATTCGGTGATCCGAATGCATCGTCTCAGTATAGTAAGAACGTGTGGTCCATCTACCAGGAACAGTACTACGACTACCTCAATGGCCAGCGTAGCACTCCACCTGATTGGGGCAACATCGAGACACAGGCCAAGTACCTGACTGTGGTGGATCTGTTCGCCAACCGTCTATCTCCGCTAGGATTTAAGCCAGCACCGGCTCATCAGTATCTCATTGATGAGTATCGTCGCATGCAGGCGGCCGATCCGAAGAATGCCCGCCAGGACTTCTACGACAAGTACGGCAAGGCTGGTATGGTGTTCACTCAGTCGCTGTCTACGGACCCTATAGGGATCCCGGCAACGGTTGGAGCATCGGCGGCAGTGAAGCGATATGCTTCGGAGCTTCAGCGTTTCCCAGAGCTAGGATCGGTCATCGTAGGCCCAGAGGGTAACGGCTCTTTCGACCAGATGGCATACGACTGGCAGGTGGCCAAGGGATTTCGTCAGAAGCTTACTCCCAAGGAGGCAGCAACTCAGGTCAACGTCAACCTGGGATGGGCTCAGTACAGCAAGCTGTCTTCGCAGACACAGGCACTTCTACAGGCACGCGGTCTTCCGAGCATCAATGATCCTCGGGCACGAGACATCAAGGCCTATCTAACCAACTTCGTGGCAGCAACGGGTGACCCTCAGGATACCCGCTACAACCCGGACTTCTACAACAACTACGGTTCGTACAACCAGAACGCATATCAGACGCGTATGCAGGATCTCTTCCGCATCGCCCAGGACCCGGCACTGCTAAGCAACCCCGTTCGTAGTGATATCCGCTCTCTACAGGCGTACTCGCAGCTTCGTGATGTCATGTGGAACACGCTACAGAAGCGACAGGTTAAGACCCTTTCTGCCACCCGCAATGCGGACCTGGCTCAGGAATATGACAACGCTGTGGCTGATCTAGCTCGCAGGGATACCAAGTTCGCTGTGATCTACGATCGCTACCTAAGCAAGGATGACTGGAAGGAGCCGCTACATGGCTAACCCAACGCCACCTCCGGTAGACCCGGCACCAACGGGACCGGCACTGGGTGCAGCTCCTGCGGATCCTGGCAATGTGAACAGCCAGACTACTGGTGCTGGTGGGCTGCCTCAGAGTGGCACCATCATTGATGCAGACCCGAATAACTCGGGGCTGCCCACCGCCACCATTACAGTCAATGGTAAGCTTATCACCCTGACTCTGAACTCCAACATCAAGGGCAACATGCCCGTTGGAGCAACGAAGAGTGGTGGTAGTTACGAGAACTTCCAGACCGCTCTGAACTCCATCGGAACTGATGGCAAGGGTGGTCCTGGCTGGTACGACAACACTTCTACCCGCCAGAAGTACATCGATGAGATGTACGCAGCAGGACTTCTAAGTTCTAAGAAGGCACCTTCGGCGTCTGAGGTAGCACTAGCCTGGCAGATGGTTGTGCAGGAAGCAGCGCTTCAGGTAGCTGCTGGCGATGGTGGAGATACCACCATGTATTCGCCTGACGAAGTACTGGCTAAGGCAGCCCAGACGGGCTGGAACAACATCAACGCAAAGCAGGCTGTTGGGGATGTTGGTGTCAACGGCACCGGTAACCTGAACAACTCGCAGGAAACTAGTTCACAGTCTACGACTGTGTATAAGTCGTTTGTTGACCCCGCTACTGCAATGGGCACCCTCGCAGACTCGTACTTCCGTCTGATGGGTCGCAACCCAACTCAGGGTGAGTACAACGCGTTCCTACAGAGCGTGTATAACTACCAGGACCAGGAAAGCACCGGCAAGTTCGAGACCACTGACAAGGGTCCGAATGTGGGCGCAATCGATCCTTCTACAGGTCAGCCGGTGGATCAGTCTGGAACCACTGGTGGTACGTCCACTAACACGAATGTTGTCTCTCAGCGCGGTATTGGCACTCGCGGTCTCCAGTTCATGGCTGGACAGCAGGCCCTCGCCTCCCCAGAGGAAGGCGCCTACCAGGCAGCTACAACTTACTTCAATGCCTTCATCAAGGCACTTCAGGGTCCCGCCTCCGGAATGGAAGCCTCCGGTCCTACCGTCACCATCCCATAGCTCAACAGACATAAAGATTTCTGCAACGCCCAAGGCCCGACCTGCGGTCGTCGTGCCCGAGCCGACCGAAAGCGTTGCAGAATCGCATCCAGCACATCATGAGGAGTCCAAGAAGGTGGCTGCGGTATATGGTCAGGATCTCCTGAACTTCCTTATGCAGGAAGTTGGTAAGAAGTATGTATGGGGCGGACAGGATCCTTCTATTGGATTCGACTGCTCTGGCCTTATGTGGTATGGTGCTTCGCACTTTGGGCTGAGCATTCCTCGCACATCCAACGCACAGATTGCTGCGCTACGCAGCATTCCCATTCAGCAGGCCCAGATCGGTGATCTGGTGTTCTTCGACAGCGGCAACAACGGACAGAGTGACCATGTCGGAATGTACGCTGGCAATGGACAGGTGCTTGTGGCTGACAACCCCCGCCAGCCCATTCACGTGGTCTCCGTTTCTACCGAGGCACGAATCACTGGAGTCGGACGCATCCCAGGTGTTGTCAACACGAATGTGTTTGATGGCGGACTTACCCACGCCGGAACCTCTGGGTTCTCTGGGGTTAACGGTGCAGACTTCAGCGCTCTACTGCCGAGTGCTCGCCCGTCCTATGATCTCTTCGGCTCGCTGGGACTTCAGTCCCCTAACTCCAGCCTACTGAATGAGAACTACGGCCTGGCAGCCTCCTTCATGGAGTCTGATCCAGAACTGGCCAATATCTACAGCCAGGCTGTTGCAGGAACTTGGTCTACCGACAAGTTCCAGGCTGCTGTGCAGAACACCGATTGGTGGAAGGCTAACAGCGATAGCGCTCGCAAGATGCTGGAGATGAAGTATTCTGATCCAGCCCAGTACAAGCAGGACATCCAGAACAAGACGCTAGAGCTTACTGACCTAGCCTCAAAGCTGGGTGTGCACCTGAGTGCAACTGGAATGAGCAGCCTAGCCGATCTGGCTCTAGTCACCAATATGAACGATGCTCAGATCAACGGCTACCTATCGAAGTATCTTGAGCTATCTCAGCAAGGCCACTTCAGTGGCTATGCGGGGCAGGTGGAACTTGGAGTACGTGAGTATGCTCGCGAGATGGGCGTCCCTCTTACGGACGATTACGTGGAACGTGCAGTCTCTGGTATTGTGGCTGGAACGGACAGTCTACAGGCCCGTCGAGCGAATATCCAGACCATTGCACAGCAGACGTTTCCGGCGTATGCCAAGGAGATCAACGATGGTGTGACCGTGGGTCAGATCGCTGCCCCTTACCTGGCAGCTCAGTCTAAGCTGTGGGAGGTCGATCCCAACAAGATCGACCTATTCGATCCCACTCTTCGTGGTGCTCTTCAGCAGACCACGCCTCAGGGCAATGACACTATTCCTTCTCAGATGCCACTATATGACTTCGAGAAGCAGCTGCGTAGCAACTCTAAGTGGCTGTCTACGAATAACGCCCGTGAGAGCATGTCAGCTACTGCTAGCCAGGTTCTCTCTGACATGGGACTTACTGCCCAGACTCTTGGAGCAGCGCCCCAGACCAGCCCTCAGGCGGTTACTGACAACAGCCGAGCTAATGTGGGCGGTCTCAGTGGAAGCACCAACTTCCCGACTCTCCAGGGTCAGCAGGCTAACCAGCAGACCCCAACCCAGGCCCCCCAGGCTAGTTCTCTAGCACCTGACACCAGCTTCCAGGCGGCGTAATGACTAACGTTCCTCCACAATATCAACAGTGGGTTGCGGAGGCTGCACAGCAGCTGAACATTCCGGTTGCCGTGGTTGCAGCTCAGATCGACCATGAGAGCGGCTTCAACAATAACGAGGTTGGTCAGTTTGGCGAGAAGGGCATCGTTCAGTTCCTACCGTCTACGTGGGCTGACTGGTCGTCTGGATCCCAAACTGATCTGAACGCTGAGCTAAGCGCTTATGTGGGTTACATGCGCAAGTTGCTGGACCAGAACAAGGGCAACCTGTACCTGGCGCTAAGCGCCTACAATGGAGACACCACAGGTGCTGCTGGTTATGCCAACACCATTCTCTCTCAGGCTAACCTTCCTAACCTGGAACAGCGATCCACTGACAACTCAGGCATTAGCCTGAACAACAGCAATGTGGCACAGTATGTGACACAGAACCAGCCAGTTCTATCGCTGGATATGCTTCGATCTGAGTACCCGACTGTGGCCGCGCTGATTACCTCGGTGCCTGAGCTTCAGAACATCTACAACCAGGCCGTATCAGGCACATGGTCCACGGACAAGTTCATCGCTGCGGTCCAGAACAGCCACTGGTGGGCCTCCACTAGTTCCACGGCACGTACGGCTTTCGCCACTATGAAGGCTGATCCGGCCACCTGGAATCAGAACGTCAACAACCTTCAGGCACAGATGGCTGCTACCGCAGCCCAACTTGGTGTACAGCTGACCCCTCAGCAGGCGCAGCAGATCGCCATCGATGCGATCACCAACGGATACGATCAGAACACTGCGGTGCTCGACCAGAAGATGGCAGCCTTCCTGAAGCCTGCCTCTGGTAACCACTTCGGTGGTCAGGCTGGATCCTATGAGGATCAGATCCGGCAGCACATGATGGACCTTGGTGTATTCATGCCTGAGTCCCAGCTCGACAACCAGATTCAGCAAATCGTGGCAGGTAAGCAGTCGGTTCAGGGAGTCGAAGCACAGCTTCGTACTCAGGCAGCTTCTATGTATCCTGCTTACAGCAACCAGATCAACAGCGGTATGAATCTGTCTGACATTGCCTCTCCGTACATGCAGCGCGCACAGCAGCTTCTGGAGATGGGTCCTGGGTCCATCAACATTCAGACGCCCATGATCAAGCAAGCTCTACAGTACACGCAGGACGGCACGCCTACGGCGATGCCTATGTACGACTTTGAGAAGCAGGTTCGCCAGGATCCACGTTGGCTGTCCACTGACAACGCACAGGATGCATTCATGTCCAATGCCCACCAGGTGTTGGTAAACTTCGGCCTGGAGTATTAATGTCCAGAAAGCCATCTTGCACGTGCGGTGAATGTCCTAAGTGTAAAAGAGCAGCCTACCAACGTAGCTGGTCCTCCAGAAACAAAGACAAAATTAAGAACCATAACAGTCAAGACTCTCGTAAGCGTGCTGGCAGGAAGACTGTCTGTGCCCGCTATGGAATTACCGTTGAACAGTTCGAAGAACTGAAGAGACGCCAAGGTGGCGTGTGTGCCATTTGCGGACAGCCTGAGACTTTGGTTCGTCAGGGCGGTCTGTGTGAGCTGACTATAGACCATGATCACGAAACAGGTCAAATTCGCGGCTTGCTTTGTAACAACTGCAATCGGGCCATTGGCCTTCTAAAGGACAACACACAGGTTTTGAGATCCGCTGCTGCGTATCTTGAGAGATTTGAATATTAGGAGGGTGTATGGCTGTTAGTGCACCAGGCCGTACGCCTACCGGTATTGTCGGTGCTCCCCCACAAAACCAGGTCACACAGGACGTACGTCCCACAACTGGTACCTATAGCATTGCCAAGGGTGATACGCCGCAAAGTATTGCAGCCAAGCTGGGAATCCCGCTGGCTACGCTTCTGAAGGCCAACCCCCAGATTGAGCACAATGGTAAGATGGTTCCGCTGACGGGTGATATGATCCTGTCCAACGGACACCTGTACTATCCTACCGGTGCTGGTTCCAACCCCTCCCGGCCTTCTGGTCCGCTAACCTTTGAGCAGCAGCTTGCTGGTCTTCCTGGCCAGGAGCGCGACGCCTATGCGGCGCTGACTACACTGTTCGACTCGTATGGTCTTGGTTCGCTAGCTCCAAAGATTCTGAGCTATCTTCAGAATGGGTACGGCAGTGACACGATCACCATCCTACTCCAGCAGACTGACGAATACAAGAAGCGCTTCGCCGGAAACCAGCAGCGTATCGCCAACGGACTACAAGTTCTTACACCTGCTGAATATCTGTCTACTGAGGCTTCCTACAAGCAGCTACTTCGACAGAACGGGCTATCTGACCACTTCGACAATGAGTCCAACTTCGCGGAGTGGATCGGCAAGGACGTAAGTCCCACCGAACTATCGGATCGTGTAAACATGGCTGTTCAGGCCACCACTCAGGCTCCGCCTACGGTCACCCAGTATTTCAATGAGCTGGGCATCGGTACCGGTGATCTCGCAGCGTACTTCCTCAACGATCAGAACGCCACTCCTGCGCTTCAGCTGAAGCTGAACCAGGCCCAGATCGGTGGAGCAGCACTACAGAACAAGCTTGACATCAGTGCAGCGGACTCTCTCCGCTATGCACAGCAGGGTGTCAACTATCAGCAGGCACAGAGCGCTTACCAGCGCATCGCTGATATCCTGCCTACTGCACAGAAGCTGTCTCAGATCTACGGCAGCCAGCAGCAGGTCAACCAGCAGACGCTTGAGCAGCAGTACCTCGGCCAGTCCGGAGCTGCACAGCTCGCCGCCGAACGTCTTGGCCAGCAGGAAACTGCTGCCTTTTCTGGCCAGTCCGGAGTTCAGCAGCACTCCTTCCAGCAGCAGACCACTGGCGCTCCTGGATTCTAGTAACACCGCCCGTTTCCTCAGGATTCGGGTTTTGGGCCTTTAGTGATAACGGAAGCACATCCGCCTTGCAAGCGGAGGGTCGGGGTTCGATTCCCCGTTGGTCCACACCGATACGCCTCAACTCAGCAGCGTGGTCGTGTATATCGTCTGAGAGACAAACTAAAAAGTATCCGCCACATTCCCCGGTGTGGCGCGGCTTAAAATGGGAGTAGCAAGGAATGACTAACGAATGGGAAGACCCTAACGAGTCTGAGGGCATCAAGGCGATGCGCAAGCAGATCAAGGAGCAGGGTAAGCTTCTGAAGGAGCAGTCTGAGCTGATCGCTCAGTTCACTACCCAGAACCGTGGTGCTGTGATCGCACAGGCCCTAACCAGTCGTGGCCTAGATGGTCGTGTAGCTAAGTTCTACCCGGCAGATCTAGGGACGGACGATGAGTCCGTGGACAAGTGGGTGAATGAGAACAAGGACATCTTCGGGCCTGCGCAGCCTGCAAGTACTCCTCCGACTCAGGATACTACTCTGTCCGATGCGGAGCAGCGAGGCTATCAGGCCATGCAGGACATGGAAGCCTATGATGCTCGTGTTGTTCAGGACTTTAAGTCCCAAATGGACCAGATCAAGATGGATGGACCCTACGATGGCGAGAGGGCTACAGCTCAGCTGATGGACCTTCTTAAGGCCAACGGGGTGAACATCGCCTACTAAAAGGACAAGCCTAAATGGCTAATGCGTATACTTCCACCAGTGCGGTGGCAGCGCTTGTCCAGACTGCGTATGATCGACTGGTCGAATTCCAGCTACGTGCCCAGCCTCTCCACCGTGAGATTGCTGACAAGCGTCCTGCACAGCAGGACAAGCCGGGTTCTTCCGTTGTCTTCAGTCTGTACAACGACCTAGCGACTGCTACTAGCACTCTGACCGAGACCGTGGACCCCGACGCTGTTGCGATCGGTAACCCTACCACTGTCTCCGTGACTCTTGCTGAGTACGGTAACGCCGTGCTTCGCACGCGTCTGCTGAACCTGTTCAGCTTCTCTGACATCGATCCGGCTATCGCTAACATTGTGGCGTTCAACATGGTTGACTCCATTGACGCTGTGGTGCTGAACGTGCTGATCGGTGGAACCAACGTCATTCGTGAGCAGGGTGGATCTATGGTCCTCTCTGGTGGTGCTAACAGCTCCATCACTTCGACTGACATCATGCAGTCCCGCGACGTTCGCGCCGCTGTGACTAAGCTTCGCACCAACAAGGCGCTGCCTCGCAAGGGCAGCCTCTACTGGGCTGCGATCCACCCCGAGGTTTCTTACGACCTACGCTCCGAGTCCGGAACTATCGCGGGTTGGCGTGCACCGCACGTCTACTCTGCGCCCGGTTCTGTCTGGGCCGGTGAGATCGGTGAGTACGAGGGTGCCTACTTCGTAGAGACTCCACGTGCCTTCAACGACACCACCGGTTCTAGCTCTACTCGTGTCTTCTACACCCTGTTCGCAGGACAGCAGGCACTGGCTGAGGCGTGCTCTGAGGACTTCCACGTGGTGATCGGTCCCGTGGTTGACAAGCTGATGCGTGCACGTCCGATCGGCTGGTATGGCGTTAAGATCTATATGATCATCAGCGGCGCCCTTCACTGGTAACAGTGAATGCTAAACATGGCTATATGCTGGAACACCCGAGTATCCTGGCCTACTCGCCCAATGGGCAGTGAAAATGGTTCAGGTGCGGACAATCAGCAGGGAAGGCCCTTCGGGGAACCCTCAGAGACTACACGCCATGCCCCACTTAGGTGGGTGATGATATAGTCCAGCCCCCTGGCGACAGTGTGGGATGACCTGTGCTGGATGGTCAATCTACAGGCAGGCCGCTCTTTACCAAGTAAGGACGACCAGCTCCATTCACACCACGTAACTACGTAAGGCTGACATGACTGCAATCAGGTTCTCTGCAACCGCAACCGCCACGGCGGCAACCTCCATCACTGTACCGTTCGGTGGCACGCCAGTAGTGGGGGATCTGGTTGTGATCTTTCTACTTAACCACAGTGAGATCATCGTACACCAGCCGGGTTGGGCTAGTGAATTTACTGCGACGCCCAACCCCTGGTTCGAGCTTAACAATCTTCGAGCCACCGATACCGGAAGCCTCAGTGGGTGGTATCACACGTGGAATGCAAGTGACAGCGGAAACTCCGCTGTCTTCACCTTCGTACCAGCAGCCTCGCTCGGGATCGGCGATAAGGGACTTCCCTCCGCTGATGCTGTAGCAGTCGCTGTTGTGTTCGACGGTTCCAACTCTACTGCGGTGCTGGAGTACAATTGTTACGGCGTTGCCCAAGACCTAGCAACATCTATTCGTACTACGCCCATGAAGCTAGCTTCCAATGAGGTTCTTCATGCCGTAGCTACTCGTGGCTCCACTGCTGGCTTCGCCGATACAGACGCTGGGAGCAGCCTTGTACAGGCTGTCACCCTCACTCATGGGCTGAACCTCACCCTCTCTGTGTTCGCCCGTGTGAGCCCTCCTGTGGGCTATTCAACCACACTGGTTCTTGCAGATGGTGCTCAGTCCCTGATGTCTGCCGGTGTCTCGCTCTCTGACAACCAGCCTCAGCTCTACAACGGACCCTTTATCGAAGAGGCTCCGATGGGCATGAACGCGCTTATGGCGCGTTATCGTATGAACCGCTACTTCACGGTTCTGAACAACGGCGGAACCTTCAGCGCACAGCGCTACCAGTCCACTGACCAGATCGCGGCTGCTACTCAGGTATTCGTCAATAACCAACCGATCACTCCCACCGATCGAACCAACCTCCTCAACTCTGGCGTTGGCGGGGATTTTCAGGCTACAAGCTAGGAGATCACAATGGCTGCTAAGCCAAATGCAAAGGCACCCCTTGGTCAGGGTGGTCGCTTCGCAGCGGTAGCTAAGGCTGCTGGCGGAGGTACGAAGGGAGCGGCTATCGCAGCCGCTGTAGGCCGTAAGAAGTATGGCGCCAAGAAGATGGGTCAGCTATCCACTAAGGGTCGTGCTGACGCTGCGAAGGGTAAGTAAATGACCACAAATTTCATGTTGGGGTCTGACGTTCAGGAACGGAGTTCATGAACAATGGCTGCCACTAAGAAGAAGGCAGTAAAGACTGCCAAGCAGATCACCCAGGTGAAGAAGGCTGTTCCTGCCGTCAAGAAGGGTGGTCCTGTGAAGCGCACAACCTCTCCGCCAACCAAGGGTAAGAAGCCCGCTACTGCGGGCAAGGACATGACCCGCATGGGTCCAGGACCACGACCAGGCAGCCAGTCCATTCCTTTCCAGGGACCAGGGCCTCAGGGATCAGGAGTATTTTAAACTATGGCTGGCACTCCAGGCACTCCGCGTTTCGGCATCAACGCCGATATGACACCAAACCACACAGACTCCAAGGGTGAGTCCACCATGATCCTGCCTAAGAATAGGGCAACGTGGACCGAGACCCACTTTATGTACAACCCTGCTCAAAAGTCCCGCGCAATGGGAACTACCCGTGGCAGTGACCCGGGACACGACAATGCAGACGTTGAGCACCAGGCCAATTACATGTGCAACCATGACGGTTATGCCGGTGGCAACACTGTTGTCATGAACCTGGATGAGCGCAAGGTGCTCACCAACACCATTTACAGCATTGACTGTGAGTGGGCGGATCCAGGTACTCCAGAGACCAGCGATAACGGTTGGGCTCCTTCTGTGACACATGGTGCATTTGACTAATGAACGAAAGCTACGCGTTTCGTTCTGACGTTCAAGAACGGAGTTCATGAACAATGGTATGTTCTGAGGGCTGCCCCACCAAGGACCATCGTTCCTACGGTGAATGTATGCGCAGCAAGCGGCAAATGGTGGGGTTCGCCCGCAGTGCCTATGGCGCGGACAAGACACGAGACAAACTGCATGAACGGGAGCTGACTCTTTACCGTGAGCTACGAGCCCAGGGTATCCAGCCTGATGGTACAGGAATGGCTAAGCTCAAGTTCGCAGAGCGAATGTCGGCAGAAACTGGCATGGCCTACGGCCGTGACTTCCAGGCTGCTCCGAATGGCCGGGGTGGCTATGACGCTGTTTCTCACGAGACCGTCAAGCAAGTAACTGATATGGTTGATAAGACCCAGGACATGCAAGTTATTAAGGAGACCGCTCGTGGCGGGTAACACAGGAACTACCGTACAAGCCAACCAGACTTTCTCTACCAGTGTTGTTCCCATCGCCGTAGGTGTTCTTAACCCAACTAACAGCCCTCAAACAGTCTGGGCCGTTGGTGTGGGCATGACCTACGCAGCTATGACTACTATTGTTGCGGGCGGGCCTGGTTCCTTCTCCATTGTGCTTGAAGGAACGTATGATGGTAACACTTGGACAACACTAGTCACAACCACCAACACCTCGGGTGAGACCCAGTATACTAATGGTCTCATTCCTTTTACTAGCCTACGTGCTCGATGCACTGCGGTAGCCGGTGGATCTAATCCCACCGTGAATGTCTTTGTTACCACGTCACAGACGCCGTTCACGCGTACTACTGGTGGAACCAACCCGGGTACTTATGTATCTGTGCTTGGATCTGTCGATAGCACCCAGGTACTCAACGGATACGGAAGCATTGCCGCTTATGGCAAGGCTTCTGCCCCGACAGCAGGAACTGCTGTCGCCACACTTGCTGTGTTCAATTTCTATTACAAGGTAGATGTTGTGGTTGGATTCGGCACCACTGCTGAATCTACTGCTATTGATAACTATCAGCTCCAGGTGAATGGTACTGCGCTAGTTACCCTGCCTGTGGCCAATGCTGCAAATACGCAGTCTCAGACCTACACCTTTTACATTTCTCCGGGTGGCTCTGTTAACATCACTGTTAACGCCATCTCTAACGCCTCTATAGGCTCCAATTATAAGGCACTTATTGCCGCCACCCGCCTAATCTAAGGGGTTCCATGCCAACCCTTCAGAACCTTATCGATCGTGTTCGTCAGGAACTCTCTGGCTTTAGCCAGAATCAGCAGCAGTTTACTGCTCTGAACCAGAACATCACGAACTCCCAGACCTCCTTCATCGTCAGCGACGCCACGCAGGTGTCGCGCGGTACTATCGAGGTTGACAACCAGGAGCTGATGCTTGTTCAGTCGGTCAACATTAGCACCAACACAATTACACTATCTCCTTTCGGCCGTGGTTATGCATCAACCACGGCTAACTCCCACCTGTCCGGAGCCAAGATCGAGAACTCCCCAATCTGGCCAACGGTTCGTATAACGGAGGCAATCAATGATGCAATCCGAGGAGTCTACCCGACGCTCTGGGGTGTCAACTCGACGTCCATCCCCAAGATCTCCGTGGTATATGAATACGGACTTCCCGCCGATGCGGAGGAAGTCATCAACGTACAGTACCAGCTCATCGGGCCGTCGCACGTCTGGCGCTTCGCGCAGAACTGGCGATTCGTAGGACAGGCGAACATCGCAACTGGCGAGCTTGGCTCCACTGGTAAGTCGCTGTTCGTTGCAGACGACGTAGTTCCCGGTAGGCAGATCTTCGTAACCTATCGCACGGAGCCCAAGGAGCTAGTAAACCTTACTGACGACTTCGCTTCCACTACACTACTTCCAGCCACTGCGCAGGATGTAATCGTGTATGGCGCTTGCATGAAGCTCTCCCCACAGCTTGAGGGTCCTCGTCTATCCATCAGCTCTGTGGAAGCCTCTGAGCGTGCTCAGTACGTTCAGCCCGGCTCTGCCAGCAAGGTGTCTCAGTATTTCGGTCAGCTGTACGCACAGCGTCTAGAGCAGGAAGCTGCCAAGCTTCGTGACCGCTACCCTGTTTCTACTCACTTCGACTTTTAGCCAGGTGACTAATGTCTGAAAAGATTGCTTGGGCTGCTGGGCTGTTTGAGGGAGAGGGTTGTTCTACTTGGAACAACCGAAATCGTAGGGTTGCCCTAACCGTGACCAGCACAGATCTTGATGTAATAGAGAGATTCTATCGCGCCGTGGGGCGGGTGGGTAATATCAATGGGCCATATCAGCCCAAGAATCCCAACTCTAAGCTTTATTGGCTGTGGACAGCTAGTAAGCATGATACAGTTCTTGAGGTATCCGAGATGCTTCGTCCCTATCTTGGTGAGCGTAGACTAGCGAAGCTAGATCAGGTTCTCGCCTTCCACACCTACCGAGACAACTTCTAATCATAGGATCTCATATGCCCACTGGCCAGCAGTACGGGACCAACGTTTCCCAGACCGTCCTGACTACTGCTATTACCTCTACAGCCAACTCATTCGTTGTCAACAGCTCTACGAGCTGGCCAGCGACCCCCTTCACTGCGGTGTTCGGGATTGGAACTTCCACCCAGGAAGCTTTTGATGTCACTAACGTTACGGGAAACACCTGGACTGTGACTCGTGGCATCGACGGAACGCTTGCGCAGAACCAGCCACAGAACCAGACTATTACCCATGCGGACATTGGCCGCGACTTCCGTGAGGCACGTTCTCACATCGATGCTTCTGGTGGAACTGATGCCAGTGGGCACAACGTACACGGTATCAGCACGCTCTCCCAGGTAGTTGGTACACAAGACACTCAGACGCTACTAGCTAAGACGCTAAGCGGACCGACCCTCCAGCAGCCAGTTATTACAAACTCCGTGCCGATCGGAGCCCCAGCGAACAACCTGGCCCTCTACTCCAACGCTAGCGTCCTCACCAGTGTGGATAACGCTGGTGTGAGCAACAGCCTTCAGCCTCCGCTGGACGGTCCATACCTGAACAAGGCCATTGCTTGGACTATGGACCCTTGCCAGGCATCGTCTTCCAACACCCCGTCGTCTGGTGCCATTTCAATCAACCTGGTCTACGTCAACTATCTGGCTACCGTGACTAACTTCCTGTGCTCTGTACAGACGGCTGGTTCTGGTCTGACCGCTGGTCAGAATCTAGTGGGCGTCTACAACCTCGCAGGTACGCGAGTAGGTATTTCGGCTGATCAGACCGCTGCATGGGGATCTACTGGTAACAAGACCGCTGCACTGACCATGACTGGTCCTCTGGAGCCAGGTTATTACTATCTGGCATTCCTTACTGTGGGAACCACCCCGCCTAAGTTCTATGGAGGAAGTGCAGTCTCTACGGTGCAGAATATCAACTTTGCTTCTGCTCCATATCGATTCAGCTTCCTGTCTGGACAGACCAGCCTACCAACTACCATTACCCCAAGCAGCTTCTTCGCTGCTGGATTCATCCCCCTTGCGCTAATTGCTTAATGGAGTACTAATGCCACTGACCGCTTATCAGCAGAATACCAATGGCATTCTCCAGCCGTCCCCAGCTGGTATTACTCCTATGCTAGGCCCGTTCTCTACGCACTTCACGAGGTCGGATATCGCCTTTGACTATGCCATTGGCGGTATTCCCTTCATCGGCGGAGAGTCCCTTCGTGGATCCTACTTCCGTAGGGTTTACGAGCGCAGCTTCTCTCCTATCCGTAAGGATCAGTTCGACAACCAGCAGGTTCCCGGTGAGCAGTCTATCTGGGGCTGGTGGCTGAGGAGCCAGAGCGATTTCTCCCTTGGTGCTGGTGTCCAGTTCCTGGACACCACGCAGGACGCTACACTAGGAAAGCGCTATTACTACTCTGAGGGGCTGGATACACTAGGAACCCCCGGACAGGTTGGTCCGCTGTTCCAGACCAATATTGCATACACCGGTACTGGGCCGATCAAGCTTCGTACTCTTCCGTTTGGAATTGCTCCTAGCACCATTGACGGTGCACTTGCTCTAGACATCGGTGCTAAGACTCTTACTGCGATTGACAACAGTGCATCGGGTTACAATACGACTTCCTACACCATGCCCGGTGGGCTTACCGGACTAGCGAACACGTTTACCGACGACGGTACGAACTACTATTTCGCAGACAAGACTGGTATCTACAAGGGAGCAATGCACACCCCTGGTGTTGCTGCTACGAAGGTCTGGAACGTACCTAGCACATCCGGGAACTATGTGATTGCTTGGGTAAAGGGCCGCCTTGTGGCGGGCCTGGACAATAGTGTCTATGAGCTTGTGGGTGGTTCTCCGCCTACTCTGCCAACTCCCAAGTTCACTCATCAGAACAGCGGCTATGTGTTTACTGATATCAGCGAGACTGGAACTGCCATCCTGGTGAGCGGACACGCGAACACTTCCATCAGTGAGGTTCACAAGTTCACACTGGACAACGGCGGAGCATTGCCGGTTCTTACCTCCGGTATCGTGGCGCTGACTATGCCTTATGGCGAGTACATCCTATCAATGTTTGCCTATATCGGCTATTTCGTTGGGATCGGAACCAACAAGGGATTCCGCGTGGCAGCCGCTGATACCAGCGGCAACCTATCTTATGGACCACTCGTGGTCCAGGATCCTAAGCTCGTGGGTGTTCAGGCAATTAGTGGATATGACAGGTTCATGTTCATTGGTAACCAGGGAAACACCATGATCCCCCAGCAGGGCTGGGTGAATCCCAAGGAAGCATCTACTGCTGATGCACTTATCCGAGTAGACATGAGCCAGCTTACTAGCACCAACAGCCAGCCTTTTGCCAATGATTCATATATCCCGTCCTGGCCTGCTACTGGAAGTCCCGTAAACAGTATCGTCAACGTGGGCAACGTTCGTACTGCTCCAACCCCACAGTTCCCTATCACCGGCCTCATGATGTGGTCGGTAGGAGCAGAAGTACATGCTCTTAGCAACTTTGGCAACCCTGGCAGCTTTGGATTCATGTATACCCCGAAGATCAGGTTCAACACTCTTGAGCCCAAGCACTTCAAGTACGTGTATCTCCGCCACCCTGATATCACCGCATCTGGAAACAACGGTATCGACCTGTACGGCCAGAACCCGAACAGTGGTCTTCAGGTGATCGCCAAGAACATTACCGGGTCCAGTACGGTGGGATCCAGCAGCCCCTTCTTTATCCAGGATGTGGGTAACGCGCAGGAGTGGTTCCAGTTCAAGATTGTACCGCGAAACAACATCTTCAACGGTTATCAGCTTCGTGGACTTCCGGGTGTAAACCGTCAGGTCATCATTGAGATTCCACTACTGTGTATGGATCACGAGACTGATCGCTATGGTGTTCTCAGCGGCTATGACGGATATGCCTTCGAGCGATTCCAGGCGATCGAAAACCTGACTGCTTCTGGAAACATTGTCCTACTACAGGACCTTAACTACAATACTAGCAACCTGGTTATCGTAGACGACTACAAGTTCGAACAGCAGTCACCAGAGCTAGCTAAGACATCGAGTGCTGGTAACCAGGACTCCAACGCACACGGTGGATACATTGTCCTACAGTGCCGTGTCATCGCATAAGGATACCCCTTTGAAGCTTACCGACTTTATTGAGGTCATCCTGGCGGTTTTCACTATCGGTGGGATGGTGGTCGTCGGGAGGTCCAACATTCGCAAGCAGCTGATCACGGACCTTCAGTCCCTCGTGCTTGCACACGAGCAAACCATCAACAAGCAGAAGGATGAGATCGTTCAGGTAAAGGCTGCATGGGCAGCCGACAGCACCATCAAGGACGAACGAATCCGTGTTCTTGAGGAGACTGTGAATGGATACGCCGAGCTGGTTCGACAGGGATATCTCTCTGGGTTCGGTGGGCCGACCCGTGGAAACGGTCCAGCTACTCCTTAAGCTACCTAGGACAGGACATCTAGATGAGGACACACTACGGGCCATCAGAGGATGGCAACGCCTCCACGGACTCCCGGCCACGGGTGTGGTGGACTCGATCACAGCGGGAACACTCGGAGAACTTCATTGGGTCTCCGACCCAGCAGCGTCTAGCAGACGGTATTCGGGCAGCGGAACAGATTGGGTCAACTGGGATGGTTCGAGCGCTTCCAGGACTTTCAATCAGCTACGAGCAGTCGCTGGAAATGCTGGGGATGAATGATTAAACTCCTGTGGGAGTGGTGGCTACAGATCTGGCCCAACCTCGCAGCATCTGTAATTGCCCTCCCACCAGCCTTCTGGTGGCACCACTCCAAGATTCGAAAGCATATCGAGGCGCTAAACAATGACCATCTTCTACCCGGACCTAAGCAACTACCAGGCGGGCTACCAGATTCCGAGCGGAACGCCAGCAGTAGTAGCTAAGGCTACCGAGGGAACCTACTACACGGACAGCTCGTTCCATGACTTCCAGCACCAGGCTACTGTAATGGGCATTCCGTTCAGTGGCTACCACTTCCTCAAGGCTGAGTCCTCGCCAGAGGCTCAGGCTCAGTACTACCACAACTTCGCTGGCGCATACCCCTGCATGCTCGACGTTGAGACCGAGGGAACCAGCAAGCCTGGAGTGGACTGGTGCCTGCGCTTCATGACGGCCCTCAGGGGCCTTGGCGGGCATGTCTGGGGCGTTTACCTGCCTCAGTGGTACTGGGGTGAGGTAGGCGGGGATCTGGGCTCTCTGGTGGCCTCTGGAGCCGTGATCATTTCCAGCAACTACACCAGCTACTCGGACGGTGGTCCAGGCTGGAACGAGTACGGTAACGCCGTCCCTGCCGTCTGGCAGTACACCAGCACCCCGATCGACATGAACGCATTCAAGGGCACGCCAGCACAGCTGGCTGC